CGCTCGAAAAGGTCAGTTCGTTTTCCAAGACCATCAACGCTTCGTTGGTGATCTTGCTAATGGTAAGCAGATTGTTGGACATTTCAGTTTCCTAAAAAAAGGGTTAATTGTCAGCGAATTTTCCGTGCTTGGCGGGCCGCTTTCCACTGCTGGAACGATCCGTGGAAATTGCCGTCGGCATCCACGTTCGCATCCACCGTGTTCAGCGCACCCCTCAGCGGGTTAATCGGTGCTGGCGCTTTTGACTTCACAGCAACAGGCTTCACTTCAGGCGCTTCCCGAATGAACCGGGCTTCAATCTTCCCGATTTCGCGGACGGCAGAGACAACTGACATATCGGCCAGCTTCTTTGCAAACTCGCTGTTTTCAGCAAGGTAGTAAAGAATCTGCGGGCCATTTTCTGACTCAATGATTGCATCGCGGACAGGATCAGAAACCCTTACGTCACTGCTTTGCACCATGTCGTCAAAGTCGGGCAAATTGGTCTTGGCTGCGTTCACACGGTCTGCCCAGGTTTTAAATCTCGCTTCCTGTTCAGCCGCGGCCTTGCGGGCCTTTTCCTGATTGTCCCTCTCCATCAGTTTCTTGTCAGCGGTGTACTCAGCCAACGCTTTCGCGTACTCGTACATATCGCTGAACTGCTCTGGCTTAGGTTCTTGGCCCAGTTCGTCTGCCTCGGCTTGCGCCGGAGGATTGACCCTGGATTCAAGTTCCTTCAGCCTGGCTTCCAGAGATTCCCTTTGTTCGCGCTCTCGCCTCGCTTCTTCGCGGGCTGCTTCGCGTTGCTTGGTTATCTCAGAAAACCGCCTCTCCAACTTCGGATTCGGCTTCTTCTGTTCATCTGTCGCTGTCGCGTCCTTCCCTTCCCCGTCCTGTCCACTCTGATCGGCCTCGGCATCCGGCTCGGCTTCTGCCGCCTCGTTTGCTGGCGTATCAACTAGACCAAGTTTCTGGGCGGTGAATTCCGCTAGATTTTCACTCGTGACCACGTTACTGGCTACACGTTCCTGTACTTCCGACATAGGTATCCCTACGAATTAACCCGATTTAAACCAATCGGTAGGCTTTGGTTGATTTTCAACCTAATTTTTTGCGTTGTCAATTACTGCGGCAATCCCATCGGCGGCTGCGCCATTCCACCCATTTCAGGTGGCATTGGCTGCTGCATAGGCTGCATCTGGGGCGGCGGTGCCATCAGTTCCTGGCCAGCCTGAATAAACGGGTTCTGGGTCTGGTTAACTTCCATTTCCGCAAAGGCCGATGCGCTCCTCTGTTCTTGGTCGCGCCGATCCATTTCCGCGGCCAGGGCTTCGGCAGGTAGACCAGCAAGCACCAGGCGCACCATAGCGTCCAGTTCGATCTTGTTCTGGTCGGTCACTGCTTTGACCGCGGCTTGGTTGATCTTGGCTTCGTTGATGGTGTCGGTGTTGTAAGCACGGGAAATGACATCCATCAGCTTGCGGCGGTTGTTGCCTTCTTCCTTGATCTGGGCAACCTGACCGCGGTTGTTGATTTCCAACTGCATGGCGATCATCTTCTGTTCCTGATCGGCCATCGCCTTTTGCATTTGCAGCATCTTCATCTGAATCTGCGGCGGCACATCGGACTTCTCGTCAATCTGCGACAACGGGTTCATTGCGGCAAGGCGGTCGGCAATGATGTCTGCCCCTGGGAAGTCCATGTTGCGGAACAGCAAATCGCCCGCGGCTTGAAAGACCGTGGGTTCTGCCATCAGCGGCATCATGGTGTCCACGGCTTGCTGGCGCTTGCTGTTGTAGCCTGGGCCAGTGTCCATCACAACGTCATACAGGCCCACGGTCACATCGTTTAGGACTTCGCCGGTCGCCTCAACCTGGTTGATGGTCACCATGTCCGGCTTGCCATCCACCCCGATGATCCTCAGCACCCGCTGGGTGTCGTAAATCTTGGGGATCAAGTCCAAAATGATCTTGCCCGTCTGCTTAATGCTGCGGGTCATGTTGTCGTAGAAGTGGAAGTTCGACAGGTCAACCTGCTGCTGCTGGCCCTGTAAGGCTTTGCCCGACAGATTTCCAGGCAGTGCTTGGGACGGGTCAAAGATGCCCAGCACGGTCTTCAGGTCGTCAGCAATCGCGCTTGATGCCACCATGATTCCGTCAGGCGGCGGCTCGGGCTGGATGCGGGTCGGCACAGGCGCTGGCACACCCTCGATGTCCTTTTGCTTGTAGCGCAGGACAGGGGTGGACTTCAGGTTAGCCAGTGCCCATTCGCTCTCATGGCCTTCGTCCTGACCCTCGGCAATCAGCCACTTGGGCTTAGGTGCAAGGGCAATAGATTCGGTCAGGGCCGTGCGCCAGAAGTTGAACATCCGCTGCGGGTCTTTGGCAAACCGTACAAGACCGTACTTCTTACGCTTGCCCTCAACGACAACTTGTGCCCCATAGCACGGGATGATCGGGATGTACTTGCCTGGCCACTCGCGTTCTTCTAGGACTTCCATGGCAGTTAGCTTGCACCACTTGACCTTTTTACGGTAGGACGGGCGCTTGTCCATAATGGTGATGCCTGACGCATCCAACATTTCCGCGGACGGCAGTTCATCCTCATAGACCCTCGTGCCATCAGACAGCAGAACCAATGTGGATTTGACACGCTCGATGTGCCAGTATTCAGCCAGCCTGATGTCTTCCTTGGTCACCCACTCGGCATCACTGTCGCCAGTTGCGCGGGCGCTGAAGTTAGCCCCGTCGTCTGCGCCAGGATAAGCCTGTCGAAATGCCGATTTGGACATCACGCTGGTAATCAGGCAGCGTTCAGCATCTGACCCATCAGGGCTTACGCTGTTGGGGTCAAAGTAGACCGAAAACGGGTCGTCTACCGGCTCGATGTAGATTTCCTGGTCAAACGAATCCTCGCTGATGTAGTTCGTCGTGACCCTCCAGTAGCCCCAGCCCATCTTTACGGCGTACTCAAACGCGGTGTCGTAGGCGGTGTCAGCGTTGGAATTGACTTCAATGTGTCTAGTGATGCCCTCAATCACTTGGGCAATCTTCAGGTCGCCTTCGTTGTTGACCGGATGCACCTTAATGCGGGGTCGTTGCTGGCGCTGCTGGTTGGTCACCTGACGGACGTAGGCATCAATCTTGTTGATGGTCAGGCAAGGCCTTGATTCAAGGTTACGGCTGTTCTGAATCTCCACCGGCCACTGGTCGCCCGCGGCAAACTTCAGGTCGCCCAGCGCCTCGGCTCGGTTCTGGCTGTCCGCTTCACCCACCAGGCGCAGAAACTTGATTGCTTCGCCTATGCGGGTGTCGTTGTCCATGTCTTGCAACGCCATACTTTTTCCTTTCAACTCATCCAGTTGCCCGCCATGGCCACATTGGCACGTTTTTTAGGCTTGGACGGCTCTTTAATCATCAATCCGATGTATCGGAATGCGTCGGCCCCGTGCGAATACTGGTCGTGCAGCGGTTGCCTGCTGAATTGTCCGGTTTCTGGGTCAACGTCATATCGATAATGTCGTAAGCAGTTTAATCCATCTGCTGTGTTTTCTCTATCAAAATAGCAGTTGGGGAAGACCGTGCGGGCCGCGTTGATTGAATCAACCACCGGCACCCTGTCCAGAATGCGGGTCTTAAATCCAGCTTGGCGAACGATGTCCTCAATGCTCCGGCCAGCAGCGGCAAGGGTTGTGCTTTGGGCGTCATGCGGTAGCCAGATGGTGTCGTAGACGTACCCGTAGGTCTGTAGCTGCGCCAGATAGCTGGTCATGGTTCGCTGACTGTCCTCAAAGTACCGGATAAGTCTTGTTTCCATGCCCACAAACTGCACAAACCACCAGGCGGTGGCATCAGCCCAACCTAGGTCACAGACGGCATGGACGGGCTTTGTAGCGTCATACGGCACCTTGGTGATCCGATCCTCGGCTTCTGCCCGCATCATCTCGTTTGCGAAGATTGCCCCGTCTACAGTCTGACGGCACATCCCTTCCCAGACCTGGTTGTACGCTTGTAAGTCCCTGCCCTTCAGGGCTTCCATTTCCAGCCGCAGCGTTTCGGGAAACCAAGGGTTGTCGTAAAAGTTGATCTTGATGCTGATGCAGTCCCGCGGCGGCTTCAGGACAAACCGCTGGTAGGTTTCGTCTGTCTCTAGTTCAGGGTTGAAACTAACCCAGATTTCGCTGCCTTCCTTACGGATAGTCGGGATCAGGATGTTCCAGGACAGGCGGCTGACGGTCTGGGCTTCCTCCACCCAGCAGATGTCCACACCCTCAAAAGACTTGATGTTGGTCGGATTGTTCTTTAGGCCGATGAAGGCAAACTCTGTCCCGTTGGCCCCGCGGATGCTGGCCTGGGTGATTTCGTAGAACCCCAGCAGACCCAACGCTTCGATCTGGTCACACAGCAGCTTATGGACGGAATCCTTGATGCTGGTCTGGTACTCACGGGCGCACAGAATACGCATGGGCTTCTTGGCCCCTAGAATCAACAACGTCCTAGCGATACCCCAAGACTTAGCGCCACCCCGCCCGCCGTACAGCACCTTGTAGCGGCTTTTTTTAAACAACCCTTGCAGTTTGACCGGAAACTCGGCCTTTGCAATGGCTGTGTTAATCGCTGCGTTCTGATCCATCGGGGTTCACAAACATGACCTGGATGCCAGCAAGCGGGCTACCGTCCTTGCCGGTGATTTCCTGCTCTACCTTGTCCCTCCAACCCAGAACATTCTTGGCTGTGAAGATGGCGAACGTACTGTTGTACACACCCGTAAGCGCCCCTTTGACCAAGTTCTGTTCTTGCATATCCTTCGCCTTTTTATAGGCGTCGGAAAACTGAGGGTTACGTAAGTCCCCACTAACATCCTTGGCGTGTGCCCAGTCGTGTAGGGTGTCGCGTGAAACACTGATGGATGCAGCAAATCCTGCTAGGGTAGGGAAATCCCCTACTGGGGTGCTGAAGTAGTCTAGGACGGCATCAGCCATCCAATCTTCATACTTGGTCGGACGCCCACCTTTGCTTTTTGGATGCTCTGGTGCGTCGGGGCTTGGCTTGTCTTTCGGTTGCCCCCGCCGTTTGACGGGCGCTTCCATCACTTCTTGCCTTTAGGCTTGGCTTCGCGCTTCACCGCGTAAGCAATGGCCACCGCTTGCTTGGGTGGCTTA